GACGCATTGGTTGAGACTACCACTTTCTTTGCAGAGGGTGCTTACCAATGTTTTGTCCAGGGTTCTGTCAAACCCATTCTCTTCTCTTCTTCTAAGGTTGTCCAAATGGAGGAAGCCTATATTAAGAAGAATACCGAATTCGAATACGTACGAAATGGAAACCTTGAAAAGTTCATGGGCAAAACTGAAGCTCAATTTGATAAGGAGCTCACTACACTTATTGAAGAACTTTGTGATTTGTACAAGACTATGCCTTCGGGAACGGAGAAGAAAATTGTCCAAGTAAAATGGGAAGCGCTCAGCAAGATGCAAGCTGAATTCACCGCGCTTCGTGTGAGAGGTGGCCTCAGGGAGGCACCTTTTTGTGTCAAGATCTTTGCCGATTCCGGTAAGGGAAAATCTACCTTCGCAGACCTAACCATGGCTACTGTTTTGAAGGCTAACAATCGTCCTTCGACTTCTGATTACGTTGTCACCCTCAACGAGAAGGAGAAGTACATGTCCACATACCGTTCCTATATTACTGGAATCAAAATTGATGACTATGGCAATACCAAAGCCAGCTTTTGGGAAGGGGCTCCCTCAGATTGGATTATCAAAATCTGCAACAACATTCGTGAAGCTGCAGTTATGGCTGATATTGCCAATAAGGGGAAAATCTCCATTGAGCCTGCGTGTTTGACAATTACCACCAATGTCGAACATTTACACGCTGGTATCACTTCCAACTGTCCGATGTCTGTTCTTAGACGTGCACATGTGCATGTTGAGTTGAACGTTAAGAAGGAATACGAAACAGACAAAATGTTGGATTCTCAGAAAGTCATTGAGAAATTTGGAACTTTGGATAAGGTCAATGACATTTGGAATATTACACTGAAGAAGCCTGTAGGTGATGGCAATAGCTTCAGTTCTTGGGAAATCCTAGCGAAAGATATTTCGGTTGATGATTATCTCCAATACATCATCGAAGAAAGTAGGAAACATTTCGCGTCTCAGCGAATTATTGTGGATTCTTTCAAGGAACCTTCAAACATAATTCAATTGTGTGAAGTTTGTGGAAATTTGGATTCCCATTGCTCTTGCGAAGTCGAACCCCACTTCGGAGAGAGAATTGCCTCGGTGATTCATCAAAAGGCCCGTTCTGTTAGGGTGAGGACGCACTACCACTCAAATGTTCTCCAAACTAAGGCTGAAGATTTTACGGTAAAGCACTTGTTGCGTCTCATTAACAGTTTTGAGCAATCTCCATATGCTCAATGGACCAATTGGATCCCAA